CTGAAACCCTATCAAATGTATAGTTTCAAGGGGGATTAGACCCCCCCACACCCCCACCCCCCACGATTCGCAACTAGGAGTCCCGCCCCCGTACTACTCTCTAACCTGCACAAATGACCCAACTATTTTTCAAAATACCCCCCTCCCCCTACTGTTTTTCCATACAGTACCAACTAATCCCGACTTTTCAAACACCCCCCGGTAGGAGTCCCAGACACCCCTTGCACAAAAAATAATATATGGTATAGTTCGGCTATTCGAGGAGAACCTCTGCTGACATGTATGAATTAGTACCGCCCATCGAGGAAAATATTCCTCTACCAGATAACGCTAAGAACGCGTTCCCTGACCTATCGCCTGCTGAAGAACTACAGCAACGTGCTAACGTGGTTAAGCTCATGTCAGACATGACGGGCCAAATCCTTACTCCGTCTAAAGAAAACGTAGATGAAGCTACAGAGCTAGCAAGGCAAATGACAGCCGACCCTGCTCTGCGCCCAGACTTTGCTAAGTACCCCAATGAAACCCTAGCCTTCCTTGCTGGTATGGTTGCTCAGATGAATGTGTCCATAGTGGATGAGTTATCTGAGTTTAAGATGTATGTGGTTAACAAGCTCGTTGCCGAGATTGAGAACGCACGGGACTCCAAGGCACGCATAACTGCCCTTACTAAATTAGGTGAGATTGATGGAGTCGATGCCTTTAAGAAGCGCACCGAGATCACCCATAAACATCAGTCCATTGAAGAAGTGGAGAGTGAGTTGCTTGAAACATTGAGTAAGCTCAAGTCCCGTACTATTGATGTTCAGGCTAAGGATATTACAGATGTCGATGACGCTTAGTCAGATAAATGAACTGGAAAAACTCATCCCAAGTATGGATGAGAAGGACAAGCGTCGTACGGCGGAGCTAATTAAGAAGTGGTATACCGACTCTACACAACAAGTGGGCAGGGATAATTTCCTAACATTCGTAGATCATGTGTACCCGGGGTATCAGGTAGGCCCTCATCACCGCCGCCTTGCCAAAATATTTGAAGAAATTGCCGCAGGTAAGAAAAAACGGGTGATTGTGAACATTGCCCCACGCCATGGCAAGTCAGAACTCATCTCTTATCTAGCACCAGCGTGGTTTCTAGGTAAATACCCGCATAAAAAGATCATTATGGCGTCCCACACAGCCGATTTGGCAGTGAATTTTGGCCGCAGGGTGCGAAATTTGGTTGGATCAGATGCCTACAAGGACATTTTTCCTCAAGTTGAGCTGCAATCGGACTCAAAATCAGCTTCTAGATGGGGTACAAACTTCCAAGGCGAATATTTTGCCATTGGTGTGGGTGGCGCGCTTGCTGGACGGGGTGCTGACCTCTTTATTATTGATGATCCACACTCAGAACAAGATGCAAAGCTGGGTCGGTCCGATGTTTTCTTGCCAGCTTGGGAGTGGTTTCAGTCTGGTCCTATTCAGCGACTAATGCCGGGTGGCGCAATTATTATTGTGATGACTCGGTGGTCTAAATTGGATTTGACCGGTCAGGTGATAGCACAAATGGGGAGAGAAGAGGATGTAGACCCGTGGGAGGTTGTAGAGTTTCCGGCAATTTTGAATGACAAGCCGCTGTGGGGGGACTTTTGGTCGCTAGAGGAGCTACTGTCTAAGAAAGCGGGGATGGACCCACGGTATTGGCAGGCTCAGTACATGCAGAACCCTGTGTCCGAAGAGGGGGCACTATTAAAGAGGGAGTGGTGGCAGATCTGGGACAAGGAGGAGCCACCCAAGTGTGAGTTCACTATTATGAGTCTGGACGCGGCTCAAGAAGCTAACAACCGGGCTGACTATAACGCGCTGACTACGTGGGGAGTTTTCTTAAACACAGATACTCAGGCATATAACATCATCTTGCTAAACGCTATTAAGAAACGCTTGGAGTTTCCAGATCTCAAGAAGCTGGTGCTTGAGGAGTATAAGGAGTGGGAGCCCGATGCGTTCGTGGTGGAGAAGAAATCCAACGGGGCGGCGTTGTATCAAGAGCTTAGGCGCATGGGGATACCTGTTGGAGAGTTTACACCGGGTAAAGGGCAGGATAAGATATCAAGAGTTAACGCGGTGTCAGATATATTGGCCTCTGGCCTTGTCTGGGCTCCGGACCGCAGGTGGGCTAAAGAAGTCATGGAGGAGTGTAATGACTTTCCGAGTGGGACTAACGACGACTTGGTTGACTCCACAACACAAGCATTAATGCGGTTTAGACAAGGTGGGTTTGTACGACTTCCGAGCGACGAGCCTGAAGAAATCAGATGGTTTAAGAGTAACCGCCGTGAGCGGTTGTACACAGTATAAGGATACATCATGGCTATTGATAAAGGTTTATATGCGGCCCCCGCAGGCATTTCAGATATGGAAGACTTGGCAGACATGCCAGAGATTGAAATTGAAATTGAAGATCCTGAGTCAGTAACGATTGGCATTGACGGATTAGAGATTGAACTAGAGCCAGCAAAGCCATCAGCAGAGGACTTTGACGCCAACCTTGCCGATTTCATGGATGACTCAGAGCTACAAGGTTTGGGTGAAGAGTTAATTAGTGACGTTGAAAAAGATATAAATGACCGCAAAGATTGGATGCAGACCTATGTAGAAGGTTTGAAACTTCTGGGCCTGAAGTATGAGGAGCGTACTGAGCCGTGGGAAGGCGCGTGTGGTGTATTTCACCCCATGCTTACTGAGTCTGTTGTACGGTTCCAAAGCGAAGGAATCATGGAGACCTTTCCAGCCGCAGGCCCTGTAAAGACACAGATCTTGGGCAAGGACACCCCTGAGAAGATGGAAGCCTCCGCCCGCGTTGCCGAGGACATGAACTACCAGCTAACTGAGGTGATGACAGAGTATCGTCCTGAGCATGAGAAGCTATTGTGGAACTTACCTATTTCTGGGTCTGCATTCAAGAAGGTGTACTTCGATCCTAGTAAGGGCCGTCAAGTAGCTATGTTTATTCCAGCCGAGGACATCGTTGTTCCTTATGGCGCGTCTAGTTTAGAAACGTCTGAGCGTGTAACACATGTTATGCGTAAGACTAAGAATGAAATTGTTAAGCTACAGGACGCAGGCTTCTATTCAGATGTGGATTTGGGTGAGCCTAAGTTTGAGCTAGACGACATTGAAAAGCAGAAGGCAGAGGAGATGGGGCTGACCGCTTCAGAGGACGACCGCTACCGTATCCTTGAGATGCACATTGATCTAGATTTAGTAGGCCATGAGCATGAAGACAAAGACGGCAAACCTACAGGCATTGCGCTTCCATATGTAATCACTATTGATAAGAACACTGCGCAAATCTTAGCTATACGGAGGAACTGGTATGAAGGTGATGAGTTACACACCAAGCGACAGCACTTTGTCCACTACCAGTACATCCCCGGATTTGGCTTTTATGGATATGGTCTCATCCATCTTATCGGGGGCTACGCCAAGTCCGCCACCATGCTCATTCGACAGTTGGTGGACGCAGGCACTCTATCAAACCTACCCGGTGGACTCAAATCAAGGGGTCTGCGTATTAAGGGAGATGACACGCCCATTCAGCCCGGAGAATTTAGAGACGTAGATGTGCCTTCAGGATCGATCCGTGACAACATCTTACCGCTCCCATACAAGGAACCGAGCCAAGTTTTGATGGCACTGTTCCAAAATATTGTGCAAGAAGGACGGTCCTTTGCATCCAGTGGTGATATGAATGTTTCAGATATGGGCGCTAACGCTCCTGTTGGTACAACACTGGCAATTCTTGAGCGTACGTTAAAGGTAATGGGTGCCGTACAGGCGCGCATGCACTACTCGATGCGTCAAGAGTTCCGCTTACTTAAAGCCATTATTGCGGATTACACACCAGATGATTACGATTACGAGCCTGTTGATGGCTCACGTCGGGCTAAGAAATCTGACTATGACATGGTGTCTGTAATTCCAGTCAGCGACCCCAATGCTTCTACTATGGCGCAAAAGGTTGTGCAGTATCAGGCTGTATTGCAGTTAGCACAGAGTGCGCCGCAACTATATGACTTGCCATTGCTACATCGTCAAATGATTGATGTTCTAGGTATTAAGAACGCTTCTAAGTTGGTTCCTCTTGAGGACGATGCTAGGCCCACTGACCCAGTACAAGAGAATCAGAACTTACTTACTGGTAAACCCATCAAGGCGTTTATTGAGCAAGATCATGAGGCGCACATTACTACACATATGTCAGCAATGCAGAACCCCAAGATCATGCAGTTAATGCAGATGAACCCACAGGCGCAGATGCTGCAGTCGGCGATGATGGCTCACGTTAATGAGCATATTGGCTTTGAGTACCGTAGACAGGTTGAGGCTTCTATTGGTCTTATGTTACCCACAGGAGAACAAGAAGAGAACATTACTCCAGAAGTAGCGGCTCAAGTGGCTCAGTTATCTGCTCAGGCTTCTCAGCGGTTGATGCAGCAAGCTCAGGCACAAGCGGCTCAGCAGCAGGCTCAGCAAAAGGCACAAGATCCAATCATTCAGATGCAGCAGCAAGAATTGCAGATCAAGATGCAAGAGTTGCAGTTAAAGCAGCAGAAACTGAAAATTGACGCCGCAACTAAGGCAGATCAGCTCAAGCTTGAGGAGTCTAGGATTGAGGCACAGAAAGAAATTGCCGCTATGCAAGTTAGCGCCACTGCAGCTGCCGCACGTGACAAGTTGGACAAGCAGATGCAAGCTGAAGGGATGCGTATGGGGCTAGACGCGGCTAAGGGTAAAGCCCAATTGGCTGTGCAACAAGCGGCCCAACGTGCAGCCCAGAGTACTGGCAACGACCAGAGGAATAGGGGTAATTCTAAATGAATGATTTAAAAGTACTGGCCCATCTACATAAGCAGCTATTAGAAGACTCTAGAGATAGTATTAATTTCCTTGCCGATGGGGGAGCAAAAAGTTTTGACGAGTATCGTCATGTCTGTGGGGTAATCCGGGGTCTTGCCCAAGCAGATGCTTTAATAAATGACCTTGTGCAAAGATTGGAAAAAGATGACGACTAAGTTTAATGTTGATGCTATCGACCTATCCGGGGTGCTAAACACTTCCCCCGAGCAGAAAGCTAAACAATTACCTGACCCAAAGACATTTCGCTTGCTTTGCGTAGTGCCAGAGGCTATGGAGAAGTTCGCAGATAGTGAGACTGGTATTGTTAAAGCAAGCCAGTCAATGATGTATGAGGAAGTGCTCACTCCGGTGCTATTCGTAGTAAAGGCAGGGCCAGATGCATACAGAGATACCAGCCGGTTCCCAAGTGGGCCGTCTTGCAAAGAAGGTGACTTTGTCATCGTTCGACCCAATTCAGGCACCCGCCTGAAAATACATGGTCGTGAATTCCGCATCATTAATGATGATTCGGTTGAAGCGGTTGTGGAAGATCCCCGGGGCATTTCCCGTGCTAGCTAAGGAGTAACTAATGGCAGAAGCTGAATTTAAAGGGGAAGAGTATATTTTCCCCGATGAACAAGAGGATACGGGTAAACCCGTAGAAGAAGAGTTTGAAGTAGAGGTAGAAGACGATACCCCTCCTGAAGATCGTGGTCGAAAGCCAATGAAGGAGCCTGTCGAAGAAGTAACTGATGAGGAGTTAAGCAACTACGACGAGAAGGTTCAGGCACGGATTAAGAAATTTACCCGTGGCTACCATGATGAGCGTCGGGCTAAAGAAGAGGCTATGCGCGAGCGTGTGGCAGCTGAATCCTTAGCAAAACAGTTATGGGACCAGAATAAAAATCTACAGGAACAGTTATCTGTAGGTACGAAAGCCTATATTGAGCAAAACAAAAGTGCAGCGCAGCTTGAGCTTGAGAAAGTTAAACGGGAATACAAAGAGGCTTATGACTCTGGGGATTCCGATGCAGTTGTAGAAGCTCAAACTAAGTTGTATAGGGCTACAGCTAATCTTGATAAAGCAGAAAATTTTAAACCCCCTTTACAAGAAAGCAGAAATGAGGTACAAATACAACAAACAAGTGCAAATAAATCAAATGTTACTCCACGTGATGAGCGTTGGATGCACAATAACACTTGGTTTGGTGCTGATGAAGAAATGACAGCTACCGCCCTCGGGTTGCATCAAAAGCTGGCAAGAGATTACGGCACCCAGTATATTGGTACTGATGAGTACTATAATAAAGTTGACGCAACTATGCGTAAACGATTCCCCGAACATTTCGGGAGCGACGATGAACCGGCTGAAGAGGGAACTCCGCGCCGTGCAACAAAACCGTCTACAGTGGTAGCCCCGGCTTCCCGTAGCACACCGCCTAACCGCATTCGGTTAAAGGCATCTGAGGCCGCGATTGCTCGCAGGCTTGGGGTGTCATATGAAGACTATGCGCGACAGGTTGCTAAACTAAAAAGAGGTGAATAATGGATCAGACTACTAAACAAACTCGTGCGCCCCGTGAGGCCGAAGGCCGTAACGTATCGTATCGACCAGAAGCATGGCGTCCTCCAGAGACACTGCCTAGCCCAGATGATCGTCCGGGTTGGTCACATCGCTGGGTACGTATAAGCACTCTGGGAGTATCTGATCCTAGTAACATTTCTTCTAAGTTACGCGAAGGATATGAACCCTGCAAAGCAGATGAATACCCTGAGCTTATGATGCACGCTTCTACCGAAGGTCGCTTTATTGGCAACATTGAGGTGGGCGGATTATTGCTCTGTCGTATCCCTGATGAGTTTATGGCACAACGTGCGGCACACTATGCCAAACAAAACCAAGCTCAGATAGATTCGGTTGACAATAACTTTCTAAGAGACAGTGATCCTAGGATGCCTCTTTTCTCTGATAAGAAGTCCAAGGTCACTTTTGGTTCTGGTTCTTAAATTTTAGGAGTCCTTAAATGGCAACTACCGCGTCCCCCTATGGGCTACGTCCCATTAATCGCGTTGACGGCATGCCTTATGCTGGTGCGACAGAAACTTTTCTGATCGACCCTGCTGGCGAAGCTACCAACATTTTCTATGGTCAAGTCGTTATTATCGGATCTGATGGCTACATTGCTATATCGACCGCTACTGGTGCTGATGTTACTACCAATAACCTTGGTGGTAACGGCGTTGGTGCTATTGGCGTCTTTGTTGGCTGCGAGTATATAAATGCTCAAGGTCAGGTAATTTACTCTCAGTACTACCCAACTGGTACAACTGGTGTGGTCACTGCTAAAGTCATTACTGACTCTAACGTAGCGTTCCAAGCTCAGTTGGATGGTTCTGGTGCTCAAACAGTTCTAGGTACTAACACATTCTTTGCCGCTGCGCAGAGCACCAGCACTGGTTCTACCCAGACTGGTAACTCTACTAGCGCTTTGGATGCGACTGTTCAGACTACCGCCGCAGCCTTCCGTATTGTTGGTTTCGCCTCACCCGCAGGCGATGCTTACACTGACGTGTTGGTGAAGTTCAACCCTAGCGCTCATAGTTATACCAATAACGTTGGCCTGTAAGGAGTAAATAAAAATGGCAATTTCACGCGCACAACTACTTAAAGAGCTGTTACCGGGCTTGAACGCACTGTTCGGCATGGAATACAAGCGATACGGCGAGCAACATAAGGAGATTTACGAAACTGAATCTTCTGACCGTTCTTTTGAAGAAGAGACCAAGCTATCTGGCTTCGGCACTGCACCTGTTAAAGCTGAAGGCTCTGCCATCGCTTATGACAATGCACAGGAAGCATGGTCTACTCGCTACAACCACGAAACCATCGCACTAGGCTTCTCCATCACTGAAGAAGCTGTTGAAGATAACTTGTATGACAGCTTGTCTGCCCGCTACACGAAATCTTTGGCCCGTGCAATGGCTTACACTAAGCAAGTCAAAGCAGCCGCTATTCTGAATAACGGTTTCAATGCTACTTATGCTGGTGGTGATGGTGTCGCTTTGTTTAGCACTGCTCACCCAACCGTTGGTGGAGGCGTTAACTCAAACACTGCTGCTGTTCAGGTAGATTTGAA